TCAAAGTAGGGAGCTACATTGAGGTTCGTTTGTTGTGGCATAATTCTTTAGAACTGCAAAATAACTTTTATGTCTTCCTTTTGATTTGACGATCTTGTTATAGATGGTCTATTATCAACGTAGATTATATTTCCAGAATGTTTCTTAACTTCTGGATTGGCAACACCATTTGTAAAGGTTTGGCCAAGATAGTATGTACGATTATTTATTACTGTAGATATACCTGTAAAAGAATTATCAATAGTAAGATTTAAACCACTTGTTGGTATAATTGTCAATGCTCCACCAGTTCCGGGCGATGATGTAAACTCATTGAGGTTAAATCCATATTGAGGTTGAGTTTGTGCAGTACCCACAGTATTGAATCCTACTAGAGATCTATCTTGCCAGTACTTAAGAACACCAGTATTTTGATCGTAACTTACAACTCTACCAGCAGCTGTTGTTCCTGTTGATATTGTTTGGGTAAAATAAGAGTCTGCGGTAAATGTAGCAGTGCTATATCCAGTTCCTGCTAACCTAAGTGCTCCAAGAGCACTTACTTTATCTGCGGATAATAAACTTGTTGATCCAAACTGTTGTGGATTTTCTACAACTCCAACTCTAGCAATTTGATTTCCAGTTATAAAATCTGGATTGTTATTATCATTTTCAATTCTAGAATAAAGAAGAATATTGTAAGCTCCAAGTTCTCTATAAATGTCTGCACCATGTCCACCTTGAGGAGAGATAATAACATTAAATTCAGGTCTTGTTGTTCCTGTTGGAACTCCACCAGCTACAATATCAACACTACCATAAGTATAACCAGATCCTTGATTTGAAATAGTTATTGAACCAACTTGTTGATTACTATCAATAGTTATTGTACACTCTGCATTGGAACCATCACCTCTAATTGGGACAGAAGTATAAATGGAATTTGCTGTTCCTAAACCAACACCTCTGTTAATGATAGTTGCGATCTTAATAGACCCATCAACAGCATTATCTCTAACTGGTGCATTATCTGTTGATGTTTGCCAATCAGTTGGAACTGGCATATATTCAGTAGATTCAAATTTTACAATATCACTTGGTTTGATAGTATATAGATATTTCCAAATATATCCATCACCACTAGTTCCTGCTGATCTTGGTTCTAAGTCAGTAAAAGTTGGTTCATCAAGAGAGGGTTTTCCTGATGAAGTATCTGGGTCTATTCCATTTTGAAGACAAATATATACCCTAAAATCACTATTCATAACAAAGTAATTTGCCAGGTATAATGAAGTTGATCCAGAAACTACAGCAGTATTTAATCTACTATAATCATGACGATACATATCATAAGTTGTTCCTGAAGACCAAACTCTTTTTGGTACGACTTGTTTTGCATCAGAAGTATTGATTTTTTTCAACGCAACCATTGTATCCCAATAGTCATTTTCTTGATCAAAATTATCTCTTGGTGAAGGAGGACTATTATCCCAATCTTGTTGATAATCCTCAGGATTAGTTAATCCAATAAAAGAATAATATGAATTGCTAGCATTAGAAACACCGGCAATAAAATTACCAGCATTTAATATTCTAATTTGATCAGTTATAATGGCGGCCATTTGACGGACTTTTTTTCTTTATTTATTAGAGATTAAACAATGTAATTTTTAAATTTCAAGGAGTTTGATCTTGTAACCATTGTTGAAGTAGAAATTCCACTTCCTTCAGTAATACCAATACCAGATCCAGTATATGCGGTATATGAATTTAATCCAGATCTTGTTTTCAGGTCAATTCTACCCCAACTAAATGATCCAAAGAAATCAGAAGTAGTTATACCAGAAAAACTATAATTAAATTGATCAACTTTAGCAAATACTCTACGAACCTGTGTAGAGATTCCAGATACACTTGTAGAAATAGACACTACACTAGCAACTTCATAAACATTATCTGCAAATGATACCCCAACACCAACAGTATTATTTGATGAATCCAAAGATTTTACTGAGGTTGATCCAGATCCAACATTAGAATTTTTAATAATAAAGTAATCATCAACATTAATAGAACTCATTGTTAGTGCAGTTCCAGCAATAGATGAATCCCTCATGAATGAATCATATGGAATATGAATATCAAAAATTAATTGTGTTCCAATTCCAACTGTTGTGGTTCCAAATCCAACAATAACACCATTATCTCCGGAATAAGTGTTAACACTTACTTCTTCCTCTATGTGTGTTGGAGGAGCAATCAAAACTGGTGGAGCACTTATATTTGTATATCCAGTTCCCACATTAGATAAAGTAACAGATGTAACAACTCCTGCTGTTATAGATGCTACTGCTGTTGCTGTTGTTCCTAGTCCAACAGACTGTGATGTGCTTCCAATTGTTACTACTGGAGCAATTGTGTATCCAGATCCACCATTGGAGATAGAAATAGAAGATATAGTTCCTAATCCAGAAACTATTGCAGTTGCAGCTGCACTTATTTTTGATTCTTGCGGTATAAATTTAATTTTATTTTGGAATGTTAAATTAAGTTCACTTTCATTTTTTGAATTAAAAATAGGTCTTAGATTGTCAACATAAACTGCAGTAGAACCAACACCAACAGATTTAATAATATATGCACTTGGATTAATAACTGGTTCATATAATTCTCTATCTTTACCAACTGCCGTTTGATTTATGAATAGATCCTCAGTTTGTTTACACCAAACGACTGGTCTTTCTAAAGTAACATCATTAGTATTTCCAGGTCCAAAATATGGATTAGTTCCAACTAAGTTTGTAGATTTTATTTGATCGACAACTCTTTCATCTTCTTGCAGAGAAAATGTTTGATTAATAGAAGGATCATGGTTAATTTGAAGAGTATCTCCTTTCTTTACAGTTTCAGTAGTATCTACAAAGATCACATCAGTATCTCCAGTTCCCCTATAGAATATAATTTTAACTTTATCTCCCAATTTAATAGATTCTGCAAATTTTACAATACTTCCACCATTGAATATATAACCTTCTCCCGGAACTTGAAGTATATCATTTACAAATATAAGAAGAACATCTTGAACGTTAATTTTAGAACCTTTATTAGCAACAATAGAAACTGAATCACCTAATATAGAAAGTGGGAAGTCTTTTCTAGTTCCATCAATAAATTCATCAATATTATCCAAAACTTGAAGTTGACCAACAGACCATCCTGAAAAACTATCATTAAAAATTTCATCTATTGTTATTTGGAATTCATTTGAAGTAGAGAATGATGATGTTGTTGGTATTCCTGTAGTTCCACCAACTGGAATCGTTAGAATTTCACCATTTCCAAATCCATATCCTGTATTTTTAATTATAAAGTCGATAATACTAGATCCTTGACCAACAACAATATCTACTACGGCACTTGTTCCAACACCGACAGTACTTGATGATGAATATTGCAAATCTATATCTGAATAACCTAACGGATCATCAAATACAACAAACGGTTGATTTGTTGAAGTATATCCAGATCCAGGATTTGTAATTGCAACACTTACAATATTGCCACCACTAATTGCAGCAGTTCCAATAAACTCAATATTTCCATTTCCAGTGCTAGATGTTCCAACACCAACGTTTACAGTGGTTTGAATTCCAGATCTATATCCAGAACCACTATTTCCAATACTAATTGATGATATTGTTCCTAAACCTGAAACAATTGCAGTTCCTCCAGCAGAAATTAATGGTTGATAACCAAGTCCCTCTATTGATGCAACGGAAACAATAATTCCTCCTTTAGGGAAATTAGAAATTCCAACATCAGGTCCAAGTGGAGTTGTATTTGTTCCTTGGAATGTAATTGATGAAATTCCAGAAGCTTCTGAAATTACATATTGATTTGATATTCCAGGAGTTTGAAATACACTATTTACAAGAATAATTCCATTGTTCGTAGAAAAACCAGTAATATTAGATTTATTTTTCTCTAATGTAAATTCACTCTTAATTGCATTAAATTGATCAGAGATATCATCAAAAATGTAATTTGTAGAATAAGATTCCACAGAACTATTTGGTACTCCAGATCTCATAAAATTTCTACCTTGAAAACTAGATCCAGTTGTTATTCCAGTCCAATCTCTTTCATCTGGTGGATTTGTTGTAGAACCAATAGGAACATTACCATAAGGTGCCTCAACAAAATTAAGTATATTATCAACAATATTATAGTTTCCTGAAATTTTAGTGACTAAAGTTCCTGTTCCGTATCCAGACACTACAGTTCCTAACCAAGGTCTACGAACTCTAATTGTATTTGTACTACCAATTCCCACACCTTCTATTTTCATTATTTCAGACCCAATTCGTATTAAGTCCGATCCAAAGAATGATGTTATTCCACTAAATTTAATCAAAGTATCAACGTCTCTGACCTGATTAGCAAGAGTAGTTGTTATTGCTGTAGATACGATTGGTGATTGTATAACATTATCAAGAAGAATAATACATTTTGCATTTTGATTTATTGATATGAATCTGTGCAAAGTTCCAACACCAACACTTGTAAGTTCTACAACTTCTGGTATTGTTTTGAGTGCATTTTCTGGACTTGTTGCAATTCCAATTAAATTGTCATCAATCTTTACTACATATAGATTTTCATCTGGCAGGAAAGTTGTATTTGCAGCACCAACAAAACTTGTTGCAGCAATTCCAATGGCAGAAGAAACAGTACCACCATGATTGTATCTAATTTTTTCACCACTTACAAAGAAGTGATTTGGAATTTTAATAGAATTATCCGTTGTGCTAATAATACCACTATTATTACCTAAGAAATATCTTTCAAAGATTGGTTCATTTTTATGAGTTAATTCAAACTCTCTCTTAATATCAGAATTTGATCCAATATACTCACTAAGAGAATCTCCAATAAATGCATTGGCAAATGTCACTGCAGATCCTACACTTGTGTCTTCAGTTACAGTTAATGCATTCATATAAACATTAACAACAGAATTGATACTTGGATTTGGAGTAAACAATAGAGAAACTTTTCCATCTGCAGATACTTTTGAACCAAATGTTCCTAGACCAGCAGATGTCTCAATATTTGCATATTCAGTCATATAAACTTCATTAGTTCCTGATGCATCAACATAATCATCAACTAAAACAATTTCAGACAATTGAACATTAGAATTAGTTGTATCTGTAACTTGTGCTATAAAGTGTGCTGCATCATATTGATTTGAATATTCCGCAACAGTGTTAATTCCGGGAGATCCTGATGCAGAAATACTAGTTGTTCTTCCTTCAAGTCTAGATCTTGACAAATCAAGTGTACCAATTCCACTGAATGTATCACTTGAAAGACCAACTGTAATAGTGTTAACAGATCCTGTTGTTGCAATTCCCACAGCAGTCGGAATAAAGTCAACTTTTAAAGATGAACCGTCAATATACGCATGATATGTTCCAAAACCAGTATCAGAATATTCGGAAAGTCCTGTTGTCAGTCTTCCATATTCTAATAACTCGACATTATTAGAATTGTGAATAACATTAAGTTGAACGGATTCAAATTCTTCATTTTTAGAAATATCTGGATTGATATTTACAAGAACTTTCGCACTAGTATAAGTTTTTGCAATTGATACGATAGTTTTAGTTGTATTAGATGGAATTAAGATACTGTCAGTATCAATTAAAACAACTCCACCAAGACTGGTGTTTCCTGTACCAAGGACAGAATCATCTAACCCATATGATAGTGTAATAATGTCATAATCGTTAATTGAAGACCTAACTGGATGAAATTCAAAATTTCCATCAAGCCCATTAATCGAGAAATCAAAGGAACCTAGATCATAAGTAGACTCAACTCTAGAATATTGATTCATATATCCTCTAGAATCATCATGAAGAAGATCGACAAGCATTATTTGTCTTTGAGCTGTAAATCTTTTATCTCGTACATAAGTTATATACTTTTGAAATCTTCTAGATGAAATTGGAAAAGTATCAACAACACTAAAAGTAGTTGGTCTTGGACTGCTATTAAAGTTACCACTTATATCATCAATTGTAAGAACTCTATTACCAACAGATTCCAAATAATCTAACAAAATTCTGTTTGAGAATATAATTTCATCAGAAATAATACTTGAATTTTGATTTATATTATTTTCTGTAACTAGATCAAAATCATATACACAGTTAATACTTGCAAATCCATCAAGATGATTGACTGTATCAATTGAAGTAGTATTGGTTGGAAGAGTGATAACAGTCTTAATATTATTTGTTGATTCTAACTGATAATCTGAGAACTTCTTAAATCCTAAAGTATGATTTAAACTAGAAACAGAATCATTCCAAGTATCATATGGAACTTTAGATTTGAGTGAATATGAAAAATTTTGATAGTAAAAACTATCTTGAATTTTTTGAAAATCTTTATTTAAGAATCCAGTCTCACTTTGCCATCCTTTTATTGATTTTGAGAAAGGATTTAAATCTGCATATGTTTCAAATAATTTGATAGATAATGCAATTCCTTGAGTTTTTGAACTTACTCCTTTTACAATTTCACCAACAACAAAATTGTCAACAGAAGAAACTGTTAAGGTTGTAATTTTTTCGTCCCAACTATCAATAATTCCAGTTGCAGAATTTGAAGTTATAGTTTCACCTACAGTATAATTATTTGTAGTTAATTGAGTTTCAAATGTGGGGAAATGTTTTTGTGCAAGAATTTTTCCAGAGGAATTTATACTATCATAAATTCCTGGAATTTTATTATCAGTAATAAGATCTTTTACATTGAATGAAATATTACCAATTCCCCCAAGATTTTCTGTGGTTGCAGTAACTGAAAATAATTGATATTCATAATCGGAAGAGTTATATCCAATACCAGTTGATCCAACTCCAACACTTGTATTTTCAATTAAAATCTTATCCCCCACAACAAATGGGAAAGAGTTTATTGTACTAAACCCAACTGATAGAGTTGCTGTGGCAATTCCAGTTGATGGTGTATATGCTATTGAATTTATACCAACACCAGCTCCACTTTGAATTGGAATAATAGTTGGAGTTGCATTAGACATTCCTTCAGTATTTTTAAGAATTTCTACATTCGATTTTCCAGGAGTTACTTTAAAATCTACATCAGAAACTACTTTACTAGTTTTTCCATCAAGAACCACCAATTTTGGTGATACTAAAAATCCTTTTCCAAATGATGTAATTTCTATAGATTTAAAAGATGCAAGAGGATCTATTTTAATTACTTGCGGTAAAAGAACTCTGGGACTGAGAGTTTTATCTGATGGATAATTAAATCCAATATCTTTAATTGATAAAGATTTTACTGAACCTATGCCAGAACCAAAAGTTTCAAAAATAGCACCATTACCAGAAGCAGTTGTAACTGTAGTGACTCCAGGTAAAGAGTAGTAATTTGTTCCAGAATTTTTTATTTCTACTTTAGAGACTGGTCCATAGGTATGAGTACAATCAGTTTCGTATTCAATATTGGCAGGTGTCTCATAAGATAACTTTTCTGGAACATTTGCCACAGAATATGTAAATGAAGTGGTTGTTCCAACTCTTATAGTATGTTTTCCATTATAAAGACTTTCTTTTATTTTTATTTGACTTCCAGAAACAACTTCACTATCAATAAAAACTCTCTCTTTTACTTCTGGTATTTGACTTTTATTCAAAATATTCAACTTATAATATAATGTTTGTGGAATGTTTTTGTTGACTGTTAGTACAACTTTTGCTCCAGCAGTTCCAACTTTTCCATCTCTTGATAATTCAAAAATATTACTATCAGCAGATTTATTCCAAATTTTAGTAAAATTACTGTCTGTGTAAAGATTAAAATCAAATGCAGAGTATAATACTCCTTGTTTAGTATAAGATAGTGAAGAATCTGAAAGATCAAATGTTATAGTCGAGTCTTTATACAAACTAATTGGAGGGTTGATTGGACTAATTATTCCTAAAGAAGCACTGCTTATTCCCACAGTGCTTGGTTTTGATTGAATGGAATCGAAATAAGTATTTGATAATTTTAATGTATTATTATCTACCTTGACAACATAATACATTTTTTCATTTTCCAATCCTTGTGATGGGATTGAAGAAGTATGAATTACTTTATCTCCGGAATTAAATCCATGTGAAGATAATGTAATTGCATTTGTAGAAGTGTTTACTCCAGCAGTTGCAAATCCAATTGGATTAATTATAACTCTTGAATTATAATCATCATATTTTACTGTTACAATACCAGTATTTTGTGGATTTACATTTACAAAAATATTATGAGGGGAACTTAATCCATGAGTTTCTGCTGTGGAAACAGTAACTAAGTTTCTTTGAACTTGTCCTGTAATTACATTATAATTTGTAGTAAAACTATGTGTGTCTCCTGTTCCTACATTTTTAAAGAATAAAGTAGAAGAACCCGTATTTGGTCCCCCAACAAAAGAACCAGTGGTCCCAAGTCCAACTCTAATAGTTGCAATTCCAATCAAATCTTCAGATATTTTTGCAACAAATAAAGTTTGTCCATTAGATAAAGATGTTCCTACACCAACATTTGTTTCGTCTTGAACAATAATGCCATTTCCACCATTTCCTGGTGAGTATGTTAATTGATCTCCAGTTCTTAAGTTATGATTTTTAATAAAAATTGTTTTAGTTGGAATGAATGCTTGAGTTGCACCAGATCCTGGATTTGCAAAAGAAATTGTTGTCCCAATGCCAACACCAGAAGTTGTTCCCAATCCAACAGAACTCGAAGGATCAAAATAAATTTGCTTGTTTAAAGTATATACATAATCTGTTTTAAATCCTGCATTAATTTTAATTTTTCTTGGTACTTCATAGATGAACTTACCAATCGTGTGAGAGGTGCCTGTAGTCCCCTCTACTGCCCTCAAAACCCTAATCCTAGAGGATAGGGTGTCTACATTTAATACTTTAACTTTTTCTAATCCAATACTAAGAATATCATTCTCTCTAATGTTTGGATATGATAAGTTACCAGTGACCTTAAAGTAAGTGACAATTCCAGTAATACCATCAGTTCCTATGGCAACACCAGTACTTCCTACTCCTGCTATGGTCAATCTATTGGTTTGAATTCCTGCACTATAAGTTCCTTCAATTTGAGACGATGTTGTAGATAATCCAGAAATTGAAATAGTATCAAGATTTTCAAGATTATGAGGATTATCTGCAAAGATCAAATATTCTCCCTTAGATTCTCCTGGATAAAACTCAACATTTCCTAAAATACTTGATGCAGCACTAATATTAGTTACAGATCTCCCCTTTAATAAACTAATTTTTGCAGATGCACCAGAACCTTCAGTTTTATTGTTATTAAAAACTAATTCCTCACCAACTCTATATTCATTACCACCGGTTATAATTCCAACTTTAGAAATTTTTCCAGGAGTTATTGATATAATCTCTGCAGTTTGATTTAATTTGTTTGGAACGAAAATATATGGATATTCAGAGTCACCTTCTATTAAATTAAGTGGAAGTGTATTTCTTCTCCATCCATTTAATACAAGATCATAATTATCTTGATTTAATTCAAATTTAAAATTAAATTTATCTGGAATAGAGTGATAATTTTCTCCTATGGCATAAGGAAATATTGGTTCTCTATATTTCTCAAATATACCAGAAGTTGCAGAAAATTTATTGTCAATGGTTAAGAAATATGCATAAGTTCCATTTGGATAATCTGGAGTTACACAAAATCTACCATTATTTTCATCAAGAACAGTTTCATCCAATACTTTATAATGAGTATAATCTTCAACAAAAAATCCTTCCGGAAAAATAGAAGTTGGAGGTCTATCTTGACTTATATTCAATTCATATCCAGACTTCATTTGAGATATTAATCCACCATTTTTTGTGATATATCCATATGGACCGTAAATTGGATTTCCATCATATGCAAACCCAAGGATGGGAGAATGCTTAGATGATGCTTGCTCAACACCAGCAACCTTTCTCAGATCACTTTCTCCATACAATACATTTCCATTTTTGTCTATAGAATTAGTAGATTCTCTAAGTTTTCTTGGAGCATATGCATGAGAATATTGTAATTCATTTTGTCCATCGACAAGTACACCATCATCATCAGTAAAATATGAATAATACTTTTTATATAAATTAACTCTCCAAGATTTAATATTTGCTTTAAATTTAGGAAGAATTTGTGTTGACCCTGAAGGAATAACACTCAATGATGTAGTATCTTGAGAGTATCCTAATCCAGATTCAATTATATTGACGGAAGTTAATAATCCATTTTCTATGATAGGAGTTAAAACAGCACCAATACCATCACCAATAATATTAATGTCTGGATTTGAAAAATATCTGCTTCCAGAGTTTAAAACAATAATCTGAACTATTCTTCCGTTATTAACTATTGGTTTGAGTTGAGCATTGGTTCCAGAATCTAATATTATTTGTGGTTGATAATCTAAATTTATAATCTCAGATGATCCATATCCAACACCAGAATTTTCAAGATAAATTGAAGTTATTTCACCCCTAACAATTGGTTGCAAAGAAGCTTCAAAAGTCTCAGATCCAATTGAAGATATTCCAATTTTTCCAGTAAGACTTACGGCAATATCAGGGTAATTAAAAACGTGAGTTCCAACTCCAACAGATGTAATATCTACATATTGTTTTGTTCTATAGTAAAACTCAGTGTCAGATGCAACTCCCACTTGAGACAATTTGAAAGAATTGTTATCAATATTTGTCACATAATATTCAGTATTTGTAGAAAGTCCAGAAACAGCAGAACCAGTAGATGTATAATTTACTTTTTCTCCAGAATTATAATCATGATTTGGAATTAAAATAGAATCTGTGGTTGTGCTAATACCAAGTGAGGATGCCGGTGCTGTTCTTTTTTTATTTTCATATCCAGATCCACTGTTAATAATATTAACTGAAGCAACTACTAATTTTTTATTAACAGATTCAAGAGAGTGTTTACCAATACCATGAGATGTTAAAAATACAGTATTAATTCCGGAAATAGAATCTCCTTGAGTTTTATGTAATCTAATAGTAGTATCATCAATTTTTGAAACAAAATACAATGAATTAGTTACAATTCCAACTACACTATCTTGATTTGATGTTTTGTATATTATTTGTTCAGCATTTCTAAATTTATGATAAGTTGAAAATCCAATTCTAGATTGAGTTGCTGCAGTACCAACAATAACTTGATTTGAAACTAAGTCAGCAAAAAATTCTACATTATGTTTAATTGATTTCGTATTAACTTGACCTAAAGCACCTGATCCATTTCCTCCAGAAATTTTTAAGATAGGAATTTCTGCATAATCAAATCCAGAATTTACAACTCTGATTTCATCAAAAGATCCAGAAACAGCTGCATATCCAGTAGCACCAGATCCAACAGAATCTTTAATAATTAAATCTGGAACATTTATTACGTCAATATTTGTACCAGGAGAAAGAACTTCAATATTTTCAATTTTACCATATCTAATTATATCTTTTGATTTATAATTTAACAATTCAACACCATTAACAAACATTCCAGTAAATCCTGGTTCTGTTTTATTAATAAATCCATCATCAATTGGATTTGAAAATTGTCTAATTAATTTTTGTGATTTTATAGTTTTATTATTAAAACTATATTGTTCTACTTTACTATCAGATACTGTAATGAGACTAGAAACAGATACAAAATTTAAATTTAGAATATTGTTTCTACTTTTTGCAAATTTTACCGTAGATCCATCAATTCTTTTAATAAAATACAATCCATCAGAAAATAAACCTGTTCCTCTAACGACTCTAGTTGCAGAATTACCAGAATCATCGATATAAGTTTCTTCAATCTGTCCTGCAGAATAATAAACAGAATCTCCAGTGTAAAATCCATGCTCTCCACCAGAAAGAATTTCAAATTCATCTCCACTAAATGACCCAGAAAAAATAACTTCTCTTCTAGAAGTGTTTAGTGGTTGTAAATAATTTGGAATGGATGGTGATGCGACAAGATAATCATCTCCTTTGTTGTAGACATTATCAACATTAGCAGAAATTAAATTTATATTTGAAAATATATTTGAAGATCCTTTTAAAATTTTTCTTTGAATTTTATAAGTTAAATTTAAATCTAATAATCCTTGACCTCTAACAAGAAAAGATCTATTATCTAAAACTTTAATAATTGAGGTTTCTTTCTCAGTTCCATCACTTAAAATAAATTTAAATTTATCACCATTTTTAATATAAAAAGATACATTCAAAGTAATTTTATAAGTATAATCAGAAGCATCTTTTAGTTCTATTTTGTTTACTTTATAAATCGGTGCTACATTATAGAACCAATTATTTGTTTTTTTATTATTTTTAGAAACTCCGAGAGTTGTTATATTAACTTTTCCGCCCTTTAATAAATCACTTGTGTTTGATGGTATTTCAATTGACTTTAAAACAGAATTTATTCTAACCTTAATAATTTCATCTTGATCAAGATTAGATCTTCCATATGCAAATGTATTAATACCAATAGTAGATGCATCAACTATAGTGTTTGTTAAATTACTAACACCGAAAAATTGAGTTAAAGATTTTGACGTATAAGATACGACACCAGTTGTAGTGTCACTATATGTTACATACAATTCTCCTGTAGTTCCAAATCCAACAGTTGAATCAACATCAAGAACTGTTGATCCAGAAGAAACTTGTCCTATCAGTTTAGTAGAGGGTTCTACAGTAAATTCACCATATGCCGATCCATTAACATTAATATCTCTATTATATCCACCATCAAAACTAATTTTATAAAATGTTTGCCCATATCCTACAGATATTTTTTCAATATCTGTAATCGGAGCATATGCTTTATTTAAATCAATTCCAAATCCATATTCATTTTGATATAATGTGGCATTATCTAAGTTTACAGGATCTCCTTCAATTGCTTCTACTACTAAATCATTAGTAATTTTATATTGTGCATTTGATGGTGAAATTAAAAAATCTTTAGGTTTAATAATTTTTACATCTTCATTATATAAAGCTTTAAATAAAATTTTAAATGATGCGTCTGTTCCTTTACTTAGATAAAAATCTTTTGCTTGCTTTATAAAAAGATTTTGATTTAATTCTGGTGTTAAAGTTCTATTTTCAAATCCAGGTAAAAATTGATTTTTTGTTTTTGATAAAAATTCTTTTAAGAATAAACAACTTAAATTTTTAATTGTTGAATTATCTTTATGATCATTCGACTCAGTTTCTTCAAATACAACTTCCTCACTATTCAGATCACTTCTATATGAAGTAATTCCAACAAATCCTCTAATGCATCCAGTAAACGAAAAAGTAGTTTTTCCGGTATATGTAATTATTTCATCATCTATTTGCAGAAGTCCATAAGAATCTGGAAATCCATTTGTTCCACTTGGAGATTGTCCAGGATCAATATTGATAGTCTCTGCATCAAATTCAAGGTCTCCATTTAATACTACAGATTCTGATAAATTTGTAGTTTCATCTAATTTAATATATCGGTCAATATTTTGAATAAGATCAACTGGACCACCCTGATACTCCTGCCCAAGATAATATTGTTTTAAAAATTCAGAAATCAGTGGAAAGTCTTCCTTCACATATGAAGGAAGTTGATTTGATACTATAGTATTAAACTGGACTCTGGTTTCTGACATTTTATGATTTTATCTTCTTAGTATGAACTTGAACCGGATGAACTTGATGAACCAGCAGTTGATGTAGTTGATTGCTGTGTGGTTGTTGTGGATGTGGATGTAGAAGAACCTCCTGTAGGTGTTCCTGTTGTAATGTTTGTAGTTGGACCACCCGAACGAACTAGATTTCCATTTGAATAACTAGAGGATACAATATAACTTGAAGCAGATAAATCTAACCCAGATGCTATATCATCAACAATCATTTCAAAATTGCTGCTACTTATATCTAGTTGCAAATAAAGATCCTGTAATCCAACAACATCATTTGAGGTTGGAGTTGCTGCAATTTCAACAATAGGTTGTCCATCCTTTAATTTTGCACCTAAAATATTGACAGGATTTAATGTTAGAATTCCACTTATATAATTAATAGTTCCAATATTTCTTCTAACAATTGTAGGTGATTGTGATCCAATAGATGGCAATGTAAAAAAGAAAAGAGAACCTGTTATTCTATTTGTATTTGGAATATCTGATAAGTATACATTTTCTTGAATTCCAGCAATTCTAAATGCAGATGTCTTAATATTGTATCCACTCATATTTTTAATATGAAAAGAATTTCCAAATCCAATTTGATATTCTGAGAATGTATTTAAGACAACTCTTAAATCTCTCCTCATCGCAACGGTTGTGATGTTTGAAGTTACAGATTCATGACTATCATCAATCATATTCAAAAATTTACTGTATTTAAATCTTGCACCATACTTATTTAACTCAGTAGATTCAGAATACTTTGTTGTGTTATTTTGAACAACTGTTGAAACATATGAAGATGATGGAGATAGATTTGAATTATAATAAATTTTTGTATTTACTTCCAAATACAAATATTTAAGATCTAAAATCTCTGGAACAATTCCTGCAACTGCATATTTTTTTAATTTATTTTTTATATTTTGTTTTATAATATTTGGTATAAAATCACCAAATCTTGGTTTAATGCTAATGAATACTTTTCCATATTGTGGAGGAATTAATTCTTCACCACCAAATACTGAAATAGATTCTGTTTCTGGATAAATTCTTGCTGGAATTATCGTTTCATAGTCATTTGCAGTCAATGCTCTATTTTGGGAAGCATAAATTTTTGGTGCAAATTTCTTAATCGATTCAACACCCTCAATAGATTCTCCACCAGATGCAGATATTCCAGTGGTTAGAAGAGAAATTCCACTAGTTACTGTGTATTCTTGAGAATTTCTTGTGTAAACTAATCTACCCGCAAAAGTAAATTGATTTACTCCATTTCCAGAATCACCATTAGATGTGATATAATCAACAGTAACAAAATTATTGTCTTGAAGTTTATTACCAAAAATACCATCACCAAAAATTATTTGATATCTTTCATCTTCAACTTCTTGAAGGTAATATACTTTAGAATCAGATTTAATATCAAAAAGACTATCCTGACGACTATACTTTACACTTCTAGTTGACTGTTGATTTGGTCTAACATTAACAGTTATTAAATCAGTATCGATTCCAGGATTTTGTAAAACAAATTTTTGATTAGGAGTTCTTGAACTATATGTAAAATTAGAAGTTAAAAGACTTCCCTCAGAAATAAAGATATCATTAAAAGATGCTATATTATCAACAACAGAAACTGTTATATCATTTAATATACAAAAGGTATATGACTGCCTACCAAAAGAACCTTGACTAGTAGCTATAATACCTTTCTTAAGGGTTATTGTACTAGGTACAGGTGTTATATTGGATGTATCAACAAAGAAACTAATTGATGATGTTGATGCTTTTCTAGATTTTGGGAGATATCCAATATTTCTTGCTAATGATACGACATTCTCTCTTAATGTCGCACTATCAATAAACACCTCATTTGCGACCATGTTCGCATTATATGAAGTGATGTATGTGTTATATGCCAAAACATCAAGAATAGTTGAAAGGTTAGACCCTTCAAAATCATAGTCAGTGAAATTAGAGTTCTCTTTTAGATATTCTCTAAGTGTTGATTTAACCTGACTAAAGTCTAGGTTTGTGTAATTAGCTAGTGGCATGTTTACCTAGTTTGTTGCAAAACAAATTGTAATTCTTGTGGTGGAATATCAGCTCCAATGATTTCATAAATCACTGTTACATCAAAACTATTATTATCAAAATCAGGAAAAGTATTAACTTTAATCAATCGAACTCTTGATTCAAAATTTTCAATTGATTCTGTAATTTGATCCTTAATAACAATTGCTGATAATTCATCAATATTGTCAAAAAGTGATTTATTAATATTTGAACCAAAGGATTCGTTAAAAAATTTCTCCCCAGGTACTGTAAATACAATATTTCTTATTGAACGAGCAATTGCATTTTCATTTTTAAGTACAATTAGATCACTAGTCAGAGGATTACTCTGAAAAGTCATACTAATATCCTTAAAACCTTGACTTACCCTTTCTAAAGGCACAAAAATATGGCGATTATATCTTATTTATTAAGGTAATTTAGCAATTTTATTCGTAAAGTGGTTCTGGATCACTTTCTGCTTCAAATAATTCAGTTTCCTCTAAAGTATCTCTCTTTTTGGGTGTTAAATCGTCATTTGAAATCTCACGAAGCATCTTTTGATGCTGATTATTTGCTAGATTGTCTAAAAAATCATGATTTTCCATCATTGTTCTCCGTTTTTAGTAAATTTTCTTGTTCTTTTGCTGTTTTCCAAAAATATTCATCCTCACGACCCATTCCAAGACGATCAAAACCATTTTCAACTTGGTAGTATTGAGTTGATACCTTAAAATCAGGCATCTTAGGGTCAACTGGTGTTAAACTATTATCAAAAATCCTCATTCTATTGTTTGGATACAGTGCATACTGACCATTTTCCAATTCAATTAGATTATGTGACTTATGTTCAGCAGGATTTTCACTTGTTGCATAGTCAATGACCTCAGGATCTTGATGGTAGTTGTCTATGGTGCAAATATATGTACCTTTCTGTGTACCAAAATCTCTTGTATACAATTCATAGTCCATACTACCAATAAATTGCTTCGTTATTGATACAACACCATAGTCCATACAGTTCCAGAACTGTAGGTTAGGAAGGTCCATATCGGGGTC